TCAGCGGTTCAAATAGGGATAGCCATGACGGAATTGGCATTGAATGTAAGATTTAAACTTGGACAACCAGTGTTCACCGGAATAGATGAAGGTCAAAGCACTATTAAATCGGGAATCGATAATGCCATTATATTACCAGAGGGGGCGACGTTTCAATATGTTACCCCAGGGGCAGGAATGGTTGAGATGATTGAGGCTATTAAACTGTTCGCCAACCAAACAGCGGAGAATAATCATCTACGAATCAGGTGGGGTGAAAGTGGTGGCAACTCTCCCAGTGGTGAAGCATTAAGGATACTTGAGATTGAGAATATGGAATCCAGGGAAAGCGATATTCCTTTATTTAGGGAATGGGAACATAATAGATATGAGATAGATAGGAAATTGCTTGAGGTTCATGGGGTTATTACATTGAATGAGAATTATAGTGTGGATTTTGGGGAGGTTACCTTTCCTATGTCCCCCCAAGAAGAGAGGGCTTGGTTGGACTGGAAGTTGGCTAAAGGGATAATAACCAAACGTGACCTCCTCCTATATTTCAATCCCGATATGACCGATGAGGAATTGGAGAAGAAACTGACTGAGGTACAGGAAGAGAAGTTAATGGAACGTGAAACAGAACAACTAGAACAACCAGTATTTCAAGGGTTGAATAGACTTGGCGCAGTTGGTACTTAATCACACTATATCACTCATAGAGCTTGAGCAGGAAGTTATATATAATGCTAATAACATTCTTCCATCAATAGATTTGGATAAGTTATTAAGAGACCCTAAAGCTTATGCTCTTACTCTGGGATTAACATTCTTAAATGAACACATGGACGAGATAGAACAAGGAATAACAATGGGTGAACAATTCGCTCAGGAGGTATTAAAGAAAAGTGGCTAAACAATCTTGGAGTGTAGAACAGCCTCGTAAGAAGTGGTCTTTTGCCAGAATGAACTTTGATTTAAGTAAGACATTCAACATTGCCGCTCAAATGGTAATCGGCGATATAGTGAATAAGAACGAACAGGGATTGGATATCAATGGTGAAACCCTAACCCCATTAAAACCCATGACAGTAAGACGAAAAGCATTAAAAAAAGCCAAATATCCCAATAGACCCTTGCATGATACGGGACTCATGCTGGGGCGAGGGTCTATCAAAGGAGTTGGGGGACGTGGTCCTTATATTAAACCAAAAGCAACCAAGTCAAAGCAAACCGCTGTTATCAATGTAGCCAAAAAAAGGGAAGAAATCGGGGTATATCATAACGAAGGGGGTAAAGGAGGGAACCCACCTCAAAGAGAATGGTTTGGAATAAGTAAGGAAATCGAAGATAAAATTGAAAAAATGGCGGCGGCAAGAATAGAAACTCTATTAAGAAATGCCTAATCCTTTACAAATAAAAATTGGAAACGAGCTGAACGGGGCGGCAGGCACTTTTGCGATTACCCTGGAAACATTGGTCAATAATATGAGAGCCGATGGGATGAGTACTGACGCCATAAGACAATCTCTGTTGAATGATTTAAATACCTCTGGTCCGATATTTGGAAGCTTAAAGAACCAGTTCAAACACACTGTAAAGAACGGGATAACTCACGCCTCAAGAAGTGTGGAGAAAAAAGCGTTTGAAAGTGCCGGGGTTGAGTATTATAAATGGGCAACCACGAGAGGGGACACTGTGTGTCCTGATTGTGCTTTACGTCATGGAGAGGTTGGCACCCTGGATTATTTTACTCTTATTGGCGAACCTGGGTCAGGGTTCAGTCTTTGCGGTTCTAATTGCAACTGTAGACTTGTTCCGGAGGATTATAAAGGGGAGAACCTGGACAAACCCATAGAAATTTCAAGAGTTACAGGGAAGGGACCTTCGGTGAATAGTTATTCCCAGGCAGATAAAGCATCTCAAGACATAAAGCTTAATGAGCGGGACGCCTACTATATAAAATTATATACAGGAACGCTCCATGAACCATTGAATAACAGCTTAAGGAAAGGGTCTTATTCTACTGCCCTATCGGGAGCTCCGGTTGCAATTGGTCAGCACATTGCAACTGTAAGGAGTTATACTAATAAACTGACAACAATTATGGACAGGCTCCCAGTCGCCAAGGGTACAGTTTATCGGGGAACAAGAAGAACAAAGAGGGCAGATTTCTTGAAAACATATGGAGATTTGAAAGAAGGGGATGTATATAGTAATGACGGATTCATGTCAACGTCCTGGGACTATAGTGCTCCAGATCAATTCTACAAGAATCACCCTTATAGAGTGAAATTTAAAATCGAATCCAAGGATGGGCGTTCAATTCATAAGTGGTCAAAATATGAAGCAGAGGAAGAGGTATTATTTGCCCCCGGGAGTAGGTTTAAAATAACAAAGATTAAAAAAGAACCCTTTGATAAGATAGTGAGCCGAGACGCAGGTGGTACCGCTAAAACTATTAAAGGAATTGAGATGGAAATAACAATGGTAGAAATCTAATGGCTGAAGGATTGGATAGACAATGGGATGAAGAAGAACCTTTGCGGACTTGGCTCTGCTTGAGATGTAAACATTTAAAAAAGGGATTCCCTTATAAATGCAATGCCTTTCCAGCTGAGATACCCCATGAGATAACATTTGAGGATTTTGACCATAGAAAACCATTCAAGGGCGACCAGGGGATAAGATTTGAACCGATTTAGTTTTTCAATAAACAACGGAGGACAGAATGTCTGAAATAGAAACAGAGGGAACGGTAGATAAAACCCTATCGAACCCAGTGCAAGAACCAGCACAAGAGGTGGCACCTGATAGCCAGAATGAGAATAACCAGTCCAGCACCGAGGTTGGTGAATTGATTGCAGAAAGCAAAAAGTATAGGAATCGGGCGCAAACCGCAGAGAGTAAACTTGCTAAATTTGAAAAGAAGGCGCAAACTGAGAGAGAGAATCAGATGGCGGCTCAGAATAAATGGCAGGAACTTGCCGAGGAAAGAGGTTCTAAACTTAAAGAACAGGAACCAGTGATTGAAGCCGCTATGGCTGAAATCAAGACTTACCGAGAGGAACTCTTAGCGGCTTTTAGTGAAGAGGATAAAGAAGCATTCGGGGATTTAACACTTCCCCAGCTTAAAGCCCTTCATAATAAATTAAATAATGAAACAAGTACGGTAGCTTCTACGGATGGAACACCAGCCAGGAGTCTTAATCCTGAGAATAAGAACTGGACAGAATTACCTGCCGGTGAAAGACGGGAAAACTGGGCATCTATTTTGGATAGTTATCGTGCGAAAAAATAAGGAGTCTTAAATGGCTATTACAGGCGGAATGTTAGGTGCCGCTCACACAACCTCAACTGCTGACGATTTTGTGCCAGAGTTGTGGTCTGACGGCATCTATAGGTTTTTCGAGCGCGGAACAGTCTTCAGAGGTTTAGTTGAAGATTATTCAGCATTGGTTGCTGGTAGGGGTAAGGGTGACACCATACACATACCTCAAATCGACTTGAAAACGGCAACTTCAAAAACAATCGATACGTTGGTCACTTTCGATGCGACTGCGACAACTGAAAGTTCACTTACAATCTCAGACCATTATTACAATGCGATGTTATTCGAGGATGTGCTTATGATACAGGCAGAAGCGGATTTGGTCGCAAAGTATACCAAAATGTTTGGCGAGGCGCTCGCAAGACAGCTGGATGCTGATATCTGGGATGACCTTGATGGACTTAATGTGAGTGTGGCTTTAGGAAGTGGTGACGATAACCTTGCGGTAGGCGATTGGCAAGCGGCATTAGCCAGCCTGGGTGAGAATGACGTCCCCTACATGGACGGTGATTGTTCATTGGTTGTTAATCCTACCATGATGGCAGATATTCTTGACCCAAATGCTGGTATTTCTAAATACTTCTGGAGAGCAGATGCTGGCGGAAATACAAGTGTCTTGAATGAAGGCGGTTCCTCAAAGGGATTTATCGGCAAACTACACGGAATAAATGTCTATATGTCTAACACTATCTCAACGGGCGGTTCGGTTTGTTGTGGAGCGATTTTTCATCGGTCTGCGGCGGCAGTGGCAGTTCAGCAGGATGTGAGGGTCCAGGCGGAATATTCCATTGATGCGCTTGGCACCAAGGTGGTCGCTGACTTGCTCTACGGAACTGTGCTAATTGATAGCAGTTCAAACAAACGTGGATATAGATTTGTAAATAACTAATCTGAACTTGTAACTTATGGGGGCGGGAAACCGCCCTCATATAGAACAAAAGGATGTATAATGGCTCAATATTGGTATAAAAAAGACAAGAGGGTTAAGAGAATCCCAGAGCAGAGTGATGACAGGGATGTGATTCAAAGAATTAAAGATTTAAAAGCCAAAGGGTATGTAAAGGTATTAGATAGAAGAAACCCGGAGGACACTATCGTTAAACAGCCCAAACGTACTCCAAAGCCAAGAAAGAAAACCAAGGCAAGGGCTAAAAAGAAATGAAAGATTTAGGGGAAGAATTAAGGTCAGGTAAGGTTCATAAATTCACTGGGGAACAGTTAGGATTAAGAACCCAGGGTAAGGGCAGTCTATCAAGAACTAAACCTACAAGTAAAAAATGGCAAGAGAACTGGGATAAGATATTCGGGAATAAAAAAGAATTGAATAACAAATAACCTACTAAATACAATCTCGTTCACGGTGGGTCAACCTTAGAGAGGAAGAAAATGGCAAATCTACACAAATTAAGCGTACAACAAGCAGTCAATGCGGCAGGTTCAGGGGGTCAATGGACAGTCAATGCCGTATCTACAACGGGGTCAAATGCCAATGTTGCTAATACGGTTCACGTAAAAGTAACAGGGGCAAGTCAGTTAGGATTATACTCGTCGGGTGATATCTATTTCAATTTCGCAAACGGGGAAACGAATTGTAATACTACAGGAGATTTAATACTCCAGGGAAATACCCTGACATTCATAACGGTTCCACTGGGTCTTGAAGCATCTGGGATTGATGGTGATATATATTTCAATCATCTAAGCACATCAACTACCGCCCATACTGTAAGAATAGTGGAGGTCTAAGATGAGTGTACTAAATAGTTTTATCGGTACAGTTGGTTCTTTAAGGGCTGGAGGTACAATATCGGGCGATGTGACCATAGAGGGAGATTTGACTATAGATGGCGGAGGTTCATACGCATTTTCAGAAGTAGTGACTGGTGATATGAGAGTCCAGAAAGCTGCTCTTTCATCTGCTCCCTATGATGCCAATGCAATAATAATAGCAGAGAATGATACTTATGCTTTTTTCCAAACAGCATCTGCTACAAAGGGTGGAATCTATTTTGGTGATGCAAGTTCTATTTATGTTGGTGGAGTAACTTACACACACGGAACAGATACATTAGATTTAAGAGCTGGAGGTGGTGATAGAATGACTCTCGACACCAACTCCCGCATCTCACTATCCAATAATGACAGTAGTGGTGCAGTTGGTACAACATTATTTGGATATTTAGCTGGTCAAAATGTAATAAGCGGTGTTATCCGTAATACATTTATAGGGCATGGTGTTGGAGATGCAACATTGACGACTGCCGCTGATAACAATACTGGAGTAGGATTTAATGCTCTTACTGATTTGACTTCTGGGGCTAAAAATGTTGTAGTCGGGTCTGAAGCAGGTCTATCATTAACGACAGGCGGTAATAATGTTATTCTTGGGGCAGATGCTGTATATACTTCGAGTAGCGCAGAAGGTTGTGTTGCTATTGGTAGTGGTGCTTTATATACTGCAAATCATACATCTAACGATGGAACTATTGCTATAGGATTTGAGGCGTGTAAAGTTCAAGCTGGTACTGGTGGAGCGCAGTTTGCTAATGCGACAACCGCTGTAGGCTATAAAGCACTCACATCCCTCACGACTGCTGTTCACAATACGGCTGTTGGATATAGTGCATCACGGGATATTACTGTTGGGATTGGTAATACATCCCTTGGGTACCAGACTTTAATGGAGTCTGATTCTGCTGACTATAATGTTGCAATCGGATTTAATGTGATGAATGATACTGGTTTAGGTGGTGATTCCAAAGATTGTAATCATAATATAGGCATTGGTGCTTTTTGTATGGATGGGGCTTGGGCAAATGTTAAATCAGAATATAATGTAGCTGTTGGTAGTTATACTATGAGCGGTGTTCTGAATGGTGCTAATAGTAATGTTGGTATAGGACACTATGCTCTTAGTGCTTTGCTTGGTGGAGATGAGAATGTAGCAATCGGAGCCAATGCACTTGATGCTATGGCTGGAGATAACGATACAGATACTGTCAATAATGGATTTCGTAATATTGCGATTGGTAAAGATGCAATGGGAGCTGTTAATGCTGGAAGTCATAATACTGCTACAACTAATGACAATATAGCGATTGGTAATGATGCTTTATTAGGGGCATCGTTTAGTAGTAGCGATTTAGACCTTGTAGGAAATATTGCGATTGGTAGTCAAGCTCTTGATGCTACTGATACTAATGCTCATACAGGGACAATTGCGATTGGGCATCAGGCTTTGACTGCGTGTACGAGCGGAGATGGAAATACTGCGGTGGGATACAAATCTGGCAATGTTTTAACCAGTGACGGTTATAATACTTTCGTTGGATTTCAATCAGGTATGGATTGTGCTCAATCCAACAATGTTTATGTTGGATATACTTGCGGTGAAAATATAGATGATGGTAATCATAATGTGGCAGTCGGGTCTCTTGCAATGCTGGGGAATACAGGTGATGGTAATAATTGTGACTATAATGTAGCTTTAGGTTATGCGGCTCTTACTGCAATCACAGATGGCAATGGTAATGTGGCAGTCGGAGCTAATGCAGGTGATTCAATCACTACAGGCGGTCAAAATGTCTGCATCGGTATTGAAGCTGGAGCGGCAATGAGTACACAGACACAATGTGTACTTATTGGTAGAAAAGCGGGAGAATCTATTAATAATGATAATTCTCATTATACCGTAGCTATCGGAAACCAAGCACTTGGTTCACTGACAAATGGAGCTGGCAATGTCGCTTTGGGATATCAGTCTGGATTGTCTCTGGCTACGGGAACATATAATACTTTTATAGGTGCGACGGCAGGGGATTCCATGACAGTTGGAGATTATAATACTGCTCTTGGTTATGGAGCTTTAAATGGGGTCACGACAAATGATGTTCAAGGAATTACCGCTATTGGATACGGTGCTCTTGTTGGAGCCGCTGGAACAAGTACAGGAGCTAATTATGCTGTCGCAGTTGGTATGTCTGCTCTCTCAGGGTTGACGACGGGAGGCGGGAATGTCGCTGTGGGTTACCAGTCGGGTGATGCAATTACAACTACGCACAGTAATACAGTAGTTGGTCATCAGGCTTTAAGTGCGGCGGCTGGCAATGAAAATACAGCTATGGGTCGTGATGCTTTAGCGGCTTGTACTGGTGCTGGGAATACATCTTTAGGCACTTATGCTGGTGATGTTGTCACTTCTGGAAATTATAATACATTTTCAGGGTATCATGCGGATGCAGATGTCGCTACAGATAGCTATCAAACTAAAATCGGTTCTTATGGAATTGTAAAATATAAAACTGCAAGAGTAACATTGAGTAACTCATATACAGGAACTCCAGCCGAACACGATGCAGCTCACGACCACGCTTTATTTAATATTCCATCTTATAGTTTTATAAAAAAAGTATGGGTTAAAGTAATAACATTAAGTGCTAATGCCTCTGCTGAATTTTATATTGCAAAATCAGCTACATTAGATACTGATAGTGGAGTAGCCACAAATGCAGATAGAGTAGAAATATTAGGATACAATGTTAATGAAACTCATTGGTGGAAAACATCATCTGATGCACAATCAAATACAGGTGATATTATAGCTAGTAATTCTTCTAATAGTGGGGTAGTTGGAGCAGTTCATATATCTATTGCAAAAGAAATAGATGCCTCTCAAGGCTGGATTGGTGATGCAAACTCAGGAGCAGGTTGGGGAATATATGTAGTCCACGCAAAAGCAAATACCGCTAGTGATGGTGGAGCAGATGCAGTCTTAGATATTGGTGTAGAATACTATTAAGATTTAATAACAACAAACACAGGAGTCAATGATGGCAAGGAAAAGACAAAAAGAAACTCAGCCTGTCTTGCACTTCGATGGAAAAGATTATATCATCGATGACATGACAGAGGAACAAAAAATACTTGCAAACCACACAAAAGACCTTGAGAACAAGATAGCTACAATGAGATTCAATCTCGACCAGTTAGCTGGTGGTCATGAATCATTCGTAAGTAAACTTCGTGAAGCTTTTGCTGAAGAAGAAGAACCTGCGGAGGCAGAAGCCGAAGCATGATTATTAGAAGGTGCAGTCAGGGTCATCGAGTAAGGTTACATCGTAATACTACTCCTAATGCTGTTCGTCAAAAGACCTATGCAGATGGAACTGTCGAGACTCTGACCTACCCTT